GGTGAAACCTTCGCCGAAGTAATCCGCGATTTTAGCCATTAGAGACTTGAGTGACTGGCCGTACAGTAGGCCAAAATTAACATTCTTGATAGGACGACGTACGAACTTGTTATGTTCTTCGTCGGTAGCGTCCCAACCCATAAGCGGGGCTACCTCTTTTAGTACGTCTTGGTGGTAGTCTGTTTTCTTGTCGTTTCTATACCGTTCGCGTAGTTCATGGGCACCCGGCCCTACCGCGTAATGCGCAAGTATTCGGTAGTGAATTTGTGAGTAGTCCAATTTACACCAATGACTATGCCCCGCGTCGGGAATAAAACAAGTACGCAGCAATTTACCTAGCATAGTGCGCGAAGGTATGTTTTGTAGATTAGGGTCACTAGACGCGAACCGACCAACTTTAGCCCCGTTTTCGTCGCCCTTAAGTGGATGGAATTGGGGGAATATTTTACCGTCTACGTTCTTATCAAGTATATAGGATTGTATGAACGTACCGCATAGTTTTTCTCGTTCCCGTATGTCGCGTATAATTTCGCCTAGCGGGTGGTTTAGCGCGGCTAACCATTCTTTTTGTACCGACGGGTTGTCCTCTTTGGTAAGCGGCGTGTCAATTCCTACCCTCTTAAACAGTGCCCCTAATTGGTTACTATGCGTGCTACTAATGCTATAGCCGTACTCTGATTTAATCCGCGCGTATAGTTCTACGTTTTCCGCACTCATTTTGTCGTGTAATTCTACGGCTTTAGGTACGTCCACAGACACACCTTGCAGGCGCATCCGTACAAGTAACGGAATAATACCACATTCTAGGTCGTACACTGCGGTTAGCCCTTGTCGTATCATTTCGTCGTACTGGTGTGGTATTATCCGCAAGGGTTGGTCGGCGTCGTCTTCTGCGTACGGCCCCACAAGGCGGGGCGGGCACCTATAAATATTACCACGTGTTTCTGATTTTGGTGTGCCCGGATAAGCCGCGCGTAACCATTCATACATAACGTCGGAAGTTTTACCTACACCTAAATACTTACGGGCTAGTACGTCTAAAGCCACTAACGCGTATTCGTCTATTAAGGCTTCGGCAAACTGCACGTCGTTTAGCTTGCCCCCTACGTATATGTTTTCGGTCGTTAGCCAACCTACGTCGTATATAAGATTAGCGCCTACCTTTGGTACTTCGGTTTCTAGTTGGTCCTTAAGCCAACCGAATACGTTACGCGGGTCTAGGTTGTCTTCGGGTTCCATTTCGTGACGAACGGGAAAGTACCATTTACCCCGCGACCCGTCCGCCGCCTGTGCGGCCAACGACACGCCTACGATATGTCCTTTACCCCTAGCCCAACCCGGACCCTTACTAAAGTCCGGTTCTTTGGTTTCGCAGTCAATGGCAATAGCCGTAGCCGCCGATAGATTAGGAAAGTCGCGCGGGGGCGTCCAACCTGTATCGGGCACGGGCGGTAGTTCGTGCAGTACCGCCCGCTTACGCGGGGTTAGGTCTTCGTCGTCAAAGAACATTATTACCTTGTCCGTTGTGATATAGCGCCGCGCGTGCGTTCGCCGTAAAAGTATGTTATACCCTTCTGCCCTACCATATCAATAGTTGTAGCCATGCCCTTAATTACGCTTAGGTGTTTATGGCCGAAGCATAAGCCCGGCGTTACGCCTTTTAATTCGTACGTTGCGCCGGACGCGTTAGTATCATGCGACCCTATATACCCTTCGAAGGTGTGTATAGCCCCGTCGGGGCTAAACGGCGCTACAGCCTCGATTGCGTCGAATAGTGCGGGGGCTACAGGTGTGGCCTTAGTCGGGTCGCCCGCGTTGATAATCGACAACACGTTCGGCCATTTTTCGTCGTACAATTGGGTGCGTAGCCATAGCCCACCTTCGTAGTGGAATGTAACCGTGCGGTCCGATACACCTATGCCCACAAGTGGCACGGTTATTTTACTTACTGCGACTACGGCTACTTTAGGTATAGCTAAGTTATCCGGTAAGTTTGTGCCGTGCCAGAATTCTACCATTACGTGCCGGTCGGTAGCTATCATACTATTGTTTTGTAGTAGTAAGCTAGCTTCTACCGTAGTAGACCCTGTGCTAGATATTAACGGGTTAAGTAGGGTAAACCCTTCTTTTATTGTGTCGTCAATATCGCCTACTTTCGGGTCCGGTACGGCGTAGGGTATGGCCGACGGGTTCAAGCACGGAATAACAGCGCGAAACCCGCCGGACTTAATTACCAACGTATCGCCGTTCATTTGCGTTATAGATAGCGTTTCTTTGCAGCGTTTAAGGGCGTCGATTAGTCGGTGAGTCTGTGGGCATAGGCTTAATTCTTCTTCTATCGGATGCCCCATAGCTAGAACCCCGTCGAAAGCCACTGCGTAGCCGTTAGCTAACCTGCAATGGGACTTCGTTAGTAGGTCTAGCCCTTTATCGACCTGTGCCGCCTTGATAAAGTCCAATGCTTTACCTAGGCTTGATTGCGGGGTTTTGGGCTTAGCGGTTTTGCGTGGTCGTGCCATTGGTCTGCCTTCCTAAAATGGTATGCCGTAAAATTCAAAGATATTTGCGGGCGGTTCCTCTATCAATATTCATAGCTTAAAATCTCCGGGTATCGTTTGTTAACCCATACGCGTATGCGTTTAGGGGCGCGAAGTTGCGACACAAAAGATAAGGCTTCGTCTACGGTGGCGGGCGGTTCTGAATTGTGCCGCTGATACCACCAATCTTTAGCCTTACGACCAGGTAGTCCGCCCTTTTCAAAGTGTACCCATTCACTAAATCGTTGTATGCCGCTGTAATAGTCGCACTTAAGACTAACAGACCCGTTCGCCTTCTTTACGTGCTTGTGGTACATAACCCGCGTTACGTCGTAAGTTTCTACTACCGGGGCGTCGCTTCGTATAAGTTCTTCGGTTGAAGCCTTGGAACTTAGTTTTTCGCTGCGCGGAAATTCTGCGCCACAACACAAACACACAGTAGCCGACGCGTGGTTGTACGTGCCGCACGCTTCACACACCCGTACGGGCGCATCACCCGGTAGCCCGCTTTTCTTCTTCGGTATAACCGGGTCATTTATTGGGCCTAGCCGTTGTGTGTTTCCGGCAAAGTCCAGTACAAGGCAGTCGGTTTTCGGCCCCCAAGGCACAGCAACCCCATCCACAGTCAAATAACCACCAGACCAAGGCCGTGTACCCCTACCAAGCATTTGAACCCATAGGCCGGGCGATATGGTAGGGCGAAACATGCCTATAAGGTCTATGGGCGGGTGGTCGAACCCGGTTGTTAGTACGTTGTTGTTTACAACGCAACGGTAGTCGCCGCGCTTAAACCCGTTAAGGCGTTCGTCACGTTCCCCGGCCTTTAGCTTCGAATGTATAGCCGTTGCCGCTATACCGAATTCGCACAACATAGTAGCTATACGTTCGGAATGCTCTACTCCGGCGGCGAATATTAACCAGCTTTTGCGGTCCCAACCTGCTTCGCATAGTTCAAGTAAAGCCTTGTAGGTAACGTCTTGGTTATCTACGGCGGCTTGCAGGGCGTTAGGTTTGAAGTCACCATTAGACATACCTACATTAGACACGTCCAATTCTGTAAGGGTGCGTCTAGGGTATAGCGGCGCTAGGAACCCTTCGGCTAGAAGTCGGGCGAACCCATCAATAGTCGTCATATCGTAACACACGTCGGTAAACAGCCCGTCGCCGTTCGTTAGTAGACCCTGCCCTAGACGGTACTTAGTCGCGGTTAGCCCAACGGTTTTAAGGTGCGGGTTAATCTCTTTAAGCGCGTCTAATACCTTGCCATACATGGTTTCACCCTTTGGACTAACTAGGTGGCATTCATCTATTAGGGCTAGGTCACGGTGCCCCATTGCGGCGGGGTTCTTGGCTATGCTGGCAATGCCCGCGAAAATGATAGACTGCATAACGTCACGTTGCTTAAGTCCGGCGCTGTTAATACCTATCGGGGCGTTCGGCCACGCTTCTAGCATTTTCTTAGCGTTCTGTTCTACCAATTCTTTAACGTGCGTTAGGTTAATAAAGCGTTGCGCGGGCCAATACCCTAGCGCCCGCTGTTGAATACCCGCGATAACGTGCGACTTTCCGGTGCCTGTGGGCAAAGCAATTACAGGATTGCCCGTGTTGCCCGACCCGAAATAGTCGAACACACTTTCTACAGCTTCGTCTTGATACCAACGTAACGGCACTAGTCGTTCCCTATACTATTGGGGTATGCTTGTCGCAACCCTGCTTTATAAAGTCCGATGGTATCACGCCGTCAAACACAGCGCAATGCCATTGGGCATTATCTACGGCCGAAGCGTTGACACAACTACGGCAATTCTTTTCGACCGCGGCCCCCTTAAAGCATATGTCGGAAAAGTGGCACCATTTACATTTATAGTACGCGGGGGTTTCTGCTATTTTCTGTGGAGGTACTTGCGCCGTAATTATGTCGTACGCTTTACGCTCTAATTCTTCGCCTAAAACCCAATCAAGTTCGACTACTTCTATGTGTAAATCGTCGTCGTTCTTATTGACAGTCATATATAGGGCGTACTTGTACCCGTATGCGCGACCGTACATAGACATTTGCGCGTAGTGCTGTGGGGCTTCCAGCTTTACGCCGTTCTTTTTTAGCTTGGTGAAGCCGGACCCTGTACCTTTGGTTTTGTATTCGGATAGCATACCAAAGGGCACGCCGTAGCGTTCTGGCAATAGTATTTGACCATCTAACGACCCACCAAAATGTCCCATTACCGCCTTGATACGGTACTGTTGTGCGCCCTTATTTTCGTTACCGTCCGCGTCGGGTTGAAACTCTACCACTTGCGCACCAATACCCACAAGGTATTCAGTAAACCGCGCTTCTTCTAGGTGCCCGCGTTGAAATAGCCTAAGCACACGACCGCTAAAGGCTTCTGCGCTTAGCCACCTAAACACATTCCATAAATAGCGGCTACACTCGTGACCAATAAGCGACGCCCCTAAGTGGTTACGGTGGCCGTCGTTATAAGTGTCTTGGCAATACCTATCTATGTCCTGTGCAATAAGGCGCGATAGTTCCGCGCGTTTACCGGGCGCGGCTAGCGGGTCGCCAGTGTCGGGGCTTCCCCTTTCCGCCACACTTCCCGGCATTGCGTTGTCGTCTATTTTTAGCATCTTGTGCCACCTTCTTACGTTCGGCCTTAGCTTTAAGTTTTCGGTAATAGCGTACGGATTTAACCGCAAGCCGTTCTAAATTGGCGTCGCTTAGTCTACCGATATGCGCGTGCTTTACGGGTACAGAAAGTTGCCGGGCAGCCCATTTATAGGCGCTGTCCCGTGTCGTTAAGCGGTGTAACCATAAGGGGTCGAAGGCTTCGTGCGCCTTCGCTCTTAAGTAACGCGTGTGCGCATTAGCCATGTACCCTAGCGGTATGTTTGTGCCTTTATGGCAGTACACGCTTGCTTTGCATGTTTTGCACACGTACTTCGTTTGTTTTCGTTTTCTGTTCTGATATAGCTTTACCCGTCTACTTTGGCAGTTATCGCATTTAATCGGTGGTGGCAACGCGTCGGTAA